CTCTAGTGGACCTTGACTTGACAAAGGAGAAACTGAATCCAATCTCGGAATTTATTCCGGGAGAGGGTCGGTACTCTGATGCTAAGTGTGGCTGGCCGAAAGGCAGCTACGTAGGTAAACTATCGATCAAAGAAGAAGCAGCTGGAAAACTAAGGGTATTTGCCCTAGTGGATGTATGGACACAAAATGTACTGAAACCAGTGCATGATATGCTTTTTACATTCCTTAAATCGTTACCGAATGATGGTACATTTGACCAACATGCCTCTGAAATGAGAGCGAGAGAGAAAGCAATTAAATGCGGTCACTCTTTTGGTTACGATCTAACAGCTGCAACAGATAGACTTCCGATTGAGCTTCAGATTAAGATCCTTAATCTGTTGGTTCCTACTCTTGGGGACCATTGGAAGAAACTTCTAGTGGATAGAGATTATTATCTCTATCTACCAGACGCTTTTCAAAAGGAGATTGCTTTAGGGAAAGATCCTGTTCCTAACACCTATGATATAGGTGAAGGGAATATGATTCCTATCTATTACGATCTCAAAGGGCAAGCATGGGTGGTACTGCGTTATGCAGTGGGCCAACCCATGGGAGCACTTTCTTCTTGGGCAATGCTAGCGGTGACTCACCACTACATTCTCCAATTAGCTTATAGAAGAGCAAGGTCAATTCCAAACGGTGTTCCTTTTACTTTGGAGACCTGGTACTCGAATTATGAGTTACTTGGTGACGATATCATTATCTTTGATAAGGATATTGCTGCCGAGTATCTTGTAGTGATGGCTGAGCTGGGGGTGCCTATTAACGTAACCAAATCGGTTGTCGCAACAGTACCCGCAACTGAGTTCGCTAAAGTGACCAGTCTTTATGGTAAAAATGTTTCCGCCTTGAGTTGGAAAATGTTCATGTCTGGAAATAGTCTGATGGGAAGGGTGAATATTGCTTTTATGCTACTCTCAAAAGGAGTAGTATCTAAGAATATTATACCCTGGCTTGAAAGAAGCCTTGCCTTGTCTCCTTGGAAACCAGGTAATCCGACAGCCAGTTATGTCGCTTTATGGACTATGCTTGCCAACCGTGGTTTAATCACCATGGAAGACGCACTTAGAGCTTTAATTGACGGTAAGACGAAAGTCTTCCGTTATGCTCGTGCTGTGTTGTTAAACGCAGATACGAACAAGATTAAACTCGCATTACCAGGTATAATAACCGGTAAAGGTGTGCATATCTTTGAACGAAAAACTGTTCAAGCTATTTTCAATATTGAACTACCTTGGTTCAGAATCACCATGTGGAAACCACTTGCTGTATTCCGAGCCAAAGCCAACATTTCTGAGGACTGTAAAGTATTAGCTGATGCGATTTTCGAATCGCTACTCCTTGAGCATTGTGAAAACACAACGCCCGAAGAGTTCAAAGCAAAATACTGTACACTGTTAACAGAAGAAGGAAACTTCTTTCAAGACGGTGTCCCCGTAACGTCATCAGTTTACACTGGTGAGAATTATGGGTTACCGGATGAAATGCAAATTTCACTTCAGATCTTGTACGCAAACTTGTATACTATGTTGCTGGAGAAGGTTGAACATCTGTCTGAACCGATTCTTACGAATTCGATTGAGATGGACAGTCCTACAGCTCTCCTTGTAGAGATGCGAGATAAACTCGATCGATACAATGAGTTCTTACAGTTAGTTCAACGAATGAATATTAAATATTCAGACGAAGGCTCAGTACCAGTACGAAATGTACGCGGAACTGAGTTGAAATTAATCAAACTAATCAGTAAAATGGGGAATAGACCTTTATTCACAACTGCCAATAATCTTTGGTAGAGTGCTGAGAATCTTATTCTCCACATAGAAGCAATGTTTACTGCTTATATATGTTTCGCAACATATATGGGTGGTAGCAGACTTAACTTGGTATTTATGCTATTGAAG